CACTCGGCATCACTATCAGCGACCAGAACTCCATAATTCGCTTCCAGGGCCTCCACTTCATAATCAAGAAATTTCTCATTGACCCTGATGAGTTTAACCGTGCCGTCGTGGCAGCCCTCCGAGGCATTAACAATATCTTCGATTACATGGTCCGGGTCCTGGCCTGCCCGCAATACTACACGCGGTATGCTTCCGTCACCGGCGAAAGATTGTTTGCCGATATCTAACTTCCATTTCTTGTAGTCCTTGCCGGCATGTCTCACATCCTCATTATTCCGTGCCAAATCCTGGGTATCATAACCAGGCACAGCAATCTCACACAGCCATAACCAAGCGCCACCCGAATAAGGATCAATTAAGTCCTTTTGCATGAAGGGCGGTATTTCAACGAAAATCGTAATTATCTCCGGAGACAATTGAGTCAAGGCCAGCGCAAATGTCTCCGGCAAAACAGTTACATCAGAAGGTATTATTATCGCCGGTGCATGTAACGTTAAGGCCAAAGCCAGGGCAGCAGGTGACACCGTATAATCAAACGCCAAACTTGGGGCATGTTGGGTCAATGCCAAAGCCAGGGCAGCAGGTGACACCGTATAATCCAACGCCAAACTTGGGGCATGCTGGGTCAATCCCAAAGCCAGGGTATTCGGTGTAACCGTTATAATGCTGGTCACAGTCGGAGCTTGTAACGTTAAGGCCAAAGCCAGGACAGCAGGTGACACCGTATAATCAAATGCCAAACTTGGGGCGGGTTGGGTCAAAGCTAAAGCTAACGTAGCAGGCGTAACCGTAACGTCGGTGTGTTCACCCCAAATCTCGAACATTAAATCACTGGGCTGTGAGTGATTCGCCCAATTAACACCGCCATTAGTAGAAGCAACGCCATTGCCTCCGGCATACTGAGAAGTTCCCCAAGAACCTCTTACTCTGAGATAATCAGAGCTGTAATTTGCACCAGAATTATTTATACACACTGCATATTTAATATTCGGTTGCAAAGTGAAAGAAGTCATCGAGACTTCTTTCCATTCACCAGCGGTATTCGTAGTTAAAGTATTGCCATTAAATGAACCAGATGATTTGTTTGCACCCGTCGGTAAATCACTGCCATCGACCTCCCTAATAAAAATATTGACATTTCCAGGTGAGCCTATTCTGTATAAGAGCAACTTAACTGAAGTGATATTATGAGCTTCGTTACTGCCAACAGTTCCTATGGTGAAAGTCTGCCCGACCCACGTATCGCTATGAATAGCGTGACTGGTGGTGTCACCCGAATTACAATATTCGTAACGAGTTGACATAGTTTATTAGACTGTTGCGAGTGTGACGATACCATTCACGTGCCACTGAATCTTGAATGTACCAGCAGATACAATTTTCTCACCACCAAAATCGATTGAACAAATCAAGTCATCGGTAGCATGAGTGTCATCATAGAGAACAGTATGCCAGGCCGAGAACGTTGCTGCAGCCCACTCGACATCATCACCGTCCCACTTGGTTGATGCACCTTGTGTAATGGCTCTGTTTGTAATGTTCTTGCCGCCAGTAGTGTAGTTTCCTGCTGCAGCAAGCTCGTTGGCGTTTACATCGCCTTTGACATTGTGCGTAGCTGTGAAACTGTGAGAGTTGTCCAACAACATTGCTTTGACGAGTGCATCGTCTTCCAGGTCAATCTCACCAGCCATTAAGTCATACTTGAATCTGTTATACATACCTGAGGCCATAATATCTCCTAACCAATTTTTGGGGTTGCAGCTGCTATTTGGAAGCAAGGGACATGAACAGTACAGTCCTGGCCACCGGCAGCATTCGGTGTTTCTTCCGACCATACTCCCGAAACAACCGGCTTGCCGGCTCCATCGAAATGGTCAATCAGGACCGCCTTGTCTCCGATTCTCAAATATTTTTTTCCGTCGATCGTTAAAATCTCATTCGTCATGAGCCGATCATCTCCTTTCTGATTAAGGTGAACTTTGTCGTAATTTTAACGTGATCCTCCAGAGGTCTCCGCGACCATCAAGCCGGCACCCGGGCCTGCTAATAAAAACAACGTCGTGCCACGTATGGTCCTGAGCATTGTACCAGGGGAACGTCTTGTCTTTATGGACTTCGTAGAACGCCATTATTATCAGCTTGTCCGCTTCCAGCACACTGGGCATCTCGAAGCTAAATGTCCTCGGGTCAAATGTAAACACTTTGTTGAGCAACGGATATCCGCTCGCCATGTCACCGCCCAGGACCGCTTCACTTGATGGCTCATCGCTAAAGACCTGACTGGGCTTGCGTGATATGCCCGGAAAAGAAATGACAATTGACGGGGCCGGTAACGTTAAAGCAAGGGCAAGAGCTGATACCGCAGTTGTATGGTCGACACCCGGCAGAGTTATAGCCTGCTGAGTTAAAACCAATTCCAACGCTGCCGGTGTAACAGTTATGTCGGCCATTGATTACCTTCCCGCTTTCTTTATACCCCTTCGGTATGGACCATCGCTTTCCATTGCCCGCATCGTGACGTGGAGAATCCTCTCATCCGAAAGTGCATAGATCTCCGCTTCACTAATCTCCAGCTTCTCCGAGCCCTCGTTATGAATTTCAATATTCGTCAGGCCACCACCGTTATCTTTCCTGGTCCAAGCCCAGGGCGGTGTTATCTCCTCTCCTTTGTGCACCCAGGCCGGCCCTGTTTCCTGGACTATCCCGCCATATTGGTATCTGGCCATTGTCGCACCGGAAGCGGCTGGTACGGTCCCTGCCGTTGGCATTCCTCCTCCAGCAAACAAACCGCCCAAACCCGCTGAAAACCATGCCGGAACACCACCTCCACCGCCAGGTACCGGCAAACCCATAACACCATAAGCCATTGGTTCAGCTATCGTTTTGTACATAATTATACTTATTATTGTGCGTAAAAGACTTCGTGCCATATCTTCTATTGCATCCCAGAATTTTTTACTCTCAAATAACATTTGGTCTAATGCATCTGTCCATGAGCTTGCCATACTCAAAGCGATATCTTCAGCAATTCTTTTACGCCTTTCGGCCGTCTCTTCTGCTATTTTTATTGATTCGCCTGCTGCCTTCTTTCTCGCCTCGGTCTCCGCTTCCATCCGTAGTGTTATTCTCTCGACGTCCCGTCTCCATTCCATCTCCTGGAGATTGCCTTCTTTTTCTAACATCTTCATACGATGTTTTTGCATTGCATCCGCCTGTTCAGCCTGGACCGTTTGTATTTTTTCCACCTCGGCATAATTCTTTGCAAATTCTTTCATTGCCCAGGCTTGGTCTGCAAGTTGCCCCGCTAATTTTTCCCTTCCAGTAGGTTTCTCATACCAAACAGAGACGTCTTTGGAAACGATTGGAACTGCAAATGGTTGACCTATAGGCATGTACTTCATTCTGCCCTCAGTTCTTATGGACTCCTCTATAGCTTCCCGATGTTTTTTTAATGCCTCTGTGAGTATCTGGATATTGGTTGTCGCTTTTTCCGCATCTTTTGCCATCGTATCTATAAACGGTTGGCCCATGATTTCCGCCAAATCACTAACAGCATTCCACATCTGCTTAAGAGAACCAGAAGCTGTTTCGGCTTTTGCCTTTGCAATCTCGAATCCCCTCGCTGCGAACTCAGTTATTATTCGCAGCTGCTCGGTTGCATCGGTAGTTGAACGAAGCGCGGGTATGTAACGCCTCAGCATCGTAAACTCTCCTTGCTGAGCCAAAGCAATATACATACTCATTGATCTCACATCCCTGCCGGTAGCAGCCGCAAGACCAATAGCCATCTTGGTTGCCTTTTCAAGTGCATTCGAAGTCACTCCGAGGGATTTCATAAGCTGCATCAAGGCCAAAACTTCCTCGTCTCCGTATATGGTCGCTTGTTGTATAGAAGCAGCAAACGCTTCATATCCCTTCATCGTTCCAACCGTATATTCCCCGGCAGCTTTCAATGCCGCCTCTAATAAAAATAAAGCATCCTGTTGTTTCATGGCAGCCTTGGTAACGTAATCAAACGACCTCTTGAGCGCATAAAGACCACCGACAGAGGCCAGGGCCCCCATAGCCATACGTTTCATGGCCTGGCCAGTACGATCCATGTCGCGGCGAAAGGCCGCCGTTTCACCTTTGGCCTTATTTACCGCGGAGAATTCCGCTACAATTCTGCGCTTCAATTCCTTTGCCATTACTCACCTGCTCATTAAAATTATCGAACCGGGCCCTGACGAGCCCGGGAAAGCCGCTGTCCGCCCACAGGGGCGATAGTTTCTCGATATCGCACCTTTTACCGCACGCCAGGCTAATCGAGCCCCATGGCCACCACGTCGATGATTGCATTACCGCTGCCGGCCGCCACAACAAATTTTAAGTTTTTGTTGGTCGTAACATCTTCGCCGGCTGCAGACGGATCACACCACTGGAAATGTCCTAAAGGTTTGATCTTCATCGCATCAGTTGTGCCGCCCATGATAAGCAAATCGAGAGCTGCCCCGCCAAATAATTCGACATATAAATCCTCCGATCGATTCAGGACGAACAAGAACTTGATGGCGGTCATCGTCAAGTCATTACCGAAAGCATCCACCAGGGCCGAACCAGCTGTATCTTTCAGATTCAAGGTCTGATTACCCCCGGCGGCAATAGTGAGCTTTTCATGAAAGAGAACATTAGCCTGATTGGCCGCGGTCCCAAACGACCACTTAATGCTGGTCGTAATTTTCAGATCATCAAGGACTTCCTTCAGTTTCGTTGACAGATTTTCGACATTCTTCAAATCGATTACCACGCCCGTTCGACCGGTTAAACTTGTTGTAGCCATTGCAAAATCTCCCAAAAATAATATTATATGAGCCCCTTCATCGAACGCTTTATTTCTTCGGCGCTCATTCCTTTTTTGTTTGCCAGGGCGGGACCGGCTTGGCCGCTCAATTTCCGCCATATCTTTTGAGCACTTTTCGCAGCCTCTTTATTGCCCTGATTGGCTAAAAGCATCCAGCCCAGCATCATTGTTCGCAATGAATCAGCGGGTTCTCCTGTAGGCCAATATTGCTCGGCAACGTAAAGCTCAGTCACTTCCCATCCTGTGTGTCTTTTTAGGAACTCGGTGACTGAACATTTGTACTCTCGGGCTGTTCTGACAAGCCATCGCCGCCAGGGATCTTCAATAAGTTTTTTAGTATAGCCGCCTCGGCTTCGACACCATATCCGCTGAGCTTCAATGCAACTCTTGACAGGGGCTCGATATCCAGTGCCGGCAATCCGCCTATTATAGCAAGCTCCTTGGCACTGAAAATCCGTACCCCGGTTTCATCACGCAACGCAAGCTGAATGAGTTTGGCCGTTGACAGCTTATTATCCACCGCCTCCGGATTGTTTCTAAACAATCGCCATTCCTCCAGCTCATAAGATGTCAGGCCGTGAACCCAAACCTTAATCCCTGCGATTTCCTTTTCTTCTTTCGGGACCTGGTTTCTCAGGTCCAGGATCGCCTGTTTGATTTGCTTCGTTGTTTGTTTTTCGTTGGCCATCGTTACTGGTTCTCCTTTCTGTTTTTACTTTAATGCTTGCCGGCCCGGGCGACTCCGCCGGACCATCGGGACCTTTCTTTTTCTTGCCCGGCTTTTCCTCTTCGAGCTGCAGCGGCGAATCCGGATCATAAGGTCGGATCTGGCCGCCGCGTAAAAGAAACTTCGCGGTCCACATCGGTATGTTCCGGCCGATGATTTTCGTCTGGCCCCTGATTCCTTTTTGATTGGGGGGACTACCCACATCGACCAGGTATTCAATCGCCTGGCCTGGTACTAATTTTACCATGATTCGTCTCCTTACGCGGCTACATCGATATAGGTTGCCTTGCCGCTGAAAGCGATGGTGACATCAAGCGAATATTCTCCATCCGCCTCGCTGAATGAGGGCAAGCTCAGCGACGAGATAATACCGGTGCATGAAAAGCTGCTGGTATCGGGCAAGGTGATTAAACAGGTGGCCTTTGCATTTGCCTGAAAATCCGTGTTCAAATCATTGTACACACCTGCGTCGCTGCCATCGTAAATGCAATGAAACGTGACCTCACCTTCATTCAAAGCCCCGGCAATCTTTTCGACCGCCTGGTCAGTACTATCGCAACTCAGAATGTCAATAATTCGACGGTTCCGGGTGCCCGCGAGAGTTTGAATTTCGCCGATGGTATTGGAATTGAACGTCAATACTGTGCCCATCGCGGTTATGGCATTGGTCGTCATTTTAGATCTCCTTCTAACAGAACAATTTTACACTTTTTAATACCTTATATTCACGGTCAGCTCAGTTACCACGCCGCCCGACATGCTGCCGTAATTAGCATCGGGACAACTTATATTCACGGCCAGCCCTTCGCATGCCCGCCCGTTTCTATTGCCGTCTAAAAGTTTACTTAGAATCAGCTCAGACATGAGGTCCAGCATATCATCCGCATCTTTGCCGGCCGGCAACGTCGTTAGAATGCCATAGAGCTTCCATTCGCCCAGCCACATGCGTGACGAATCCGTGACCAAATACGGCTCAATATTTCCGAACTCCATAACCACATCGCCATGCTTAAAATCCGAAACCTGCCAGTCGACAATCTTGGGACGGACTACTCGCAGCGTCAACAATGCACCCGGGTCCTGCAGACCGTTCAGCTCCGCCTCAATCCATTCAGAAAGTTGTTGGACTATTTGCTCCACCGTCTGAACTCCACACCGATCTGATCATTGATAAATTTTCCCATCAGATTACCCGCCTTATCGATGGCCGCCCGTAACAGACCGGCCGTCCCGATGATGACCTGCCAAACGGACAGACCTCGTTTCTCTTGAACCGGCAATCTGGTCCCCCTTTCTCTTTTGAACACGCCACGGTGACCACTTTGCATCCGGGCGATAAAACCATGTTCGATCAGCCCGCGTTTCCCGCCTCTTACGATGCGATATCTCACACCGCGGGCACTCTGGGAAGTGCCCTTATATTCCATTAACCCGGGCCGGCCATACTGTGCCGAAATGGACCCATAGTCTGAGGACCATCTTTTTTTCAGAGCCCGGCCGATGGCCCCCTTTTTCTGATTGACTACCCTTACAATCCTATCCTTAAAATCCGTGACCGCCTTGTCAACCGTTCGCTTGAACGCCCGCCGAAAAACCCGCGGGACCGCCCGCGGGATGGCCCGCAAAATCCGGTCCGCCTCTTTAAGACTTCGCTCGTCAATTTTTACTCTGATGTCCAGCATCAATGCACCTCGATAGTCAATAACCCCGCATCTTGTCGGACAATTCTGGTCAGTTGAAACTCCCTGGCGTCGGCGCCCTTACGCGGCGGGATGCTTACGACCTGGCCCTGCTCAAATTCATCGGCCGATATCCCGGTCACCGAATTATTCTTCACCTTAAGATTAATCACCGGACCGCGGTGCCGGACCACCGGGGGAACCGTGCCATCATCCGTAACGAACATGATATGCCCTTGGATTTCCCGATCCAAAACGCCCGGCTGATAAACGCCCGCCACCGCCTCTGCAAAGATATCCATAATAATCGAAGCGTTTTCAACAAGAATCTCGTCGAAGTTTTTTACCGCCATCGGATTACCCTGCAAAGATTTTAATTAACACGGCAGCCAGGCCGCCACCGCTGACGCCCGAGCCAAGACACCAACCAACAAGGCCCCACTTCGAAGCAATAATCGACTTGCCGTGTGGACATGAATCGATGTGCCATTTGAGCACTTCGGTAATGACCTGTTTGCTAACTACACCCGCGGAATTGATCGCAACCTCGCGGATATAAGCCTGGTCCAGCTCTGACAACGCCATAGCAGCTCCCTTGAAAAATAACAGGTGACAAGTGAGCATAGCCCGGCCCGGGCACGGCCATGCCCAGGTCCAGGTCAAATCTCACAAGCAAAAGGTGAAACCCATTAAACGAAAGTCGCGTGTGCAGCGTACTGCCAGTAGCCGTACCCGACATTGCGGCTGGCTTTGATCCCGTACTGATACTGATCATTATCAAATGCGTAGTCGCTGCCTTCAGCCTTCGAATCCACCGATAGCTTTTCCTCTTCCTGGCGGATTAATGACTTGGCCGGGGCGTCCGTCCGGAAACAAGCGAACTGCGTCGTATAAGTCAAACGCGGGTTACCGATAACGTTAACTTCAAAGCCCTGTTTTCTCAGCTCCTTCAGGACATTGGACTCATCGGATGGTTCGCCCAGGACGGCATGGACCAGATAAGGCCAGAGCGTTACGCTGGTCATGACCAGGAATTTCTTGGCCGACGAATTCATCGGCTCTGCCTGGTCATCTTTATAGCTCAGCATATAAGCGATCACTCCGAGAATTGCCGTAATGGCCTCCGTGATGGTTGGCCGCGTAGGGGTCGAAACACTCAGCCCGGCAACTTCCGATGATGTCAGCAGGTTCTTTTGAACGCCGCTATCACCTTCCTCGTGATCATCATCAAAGAAATACTGGCCATCGTAACAAAGCCCGCTGGTATCCCCGGTACCATTTTGGATTAGCGTGCTGAGCAGACTGCCATAATGACCGATCGCCCTTTCCGCCATCTCATTGATCCGGATATTAAGCTGACTTGTTTTATCCCGTCTTAACCAATCGATAGGAACATCCAACGTGGCCTCGAATTTCTTGTTGAAGATGGTGATTCCGTTTTCGCGGAAACCCTTCGCATGCCGGCCGCCGATCCATTCACGCAGGACCGGGGAAGACCCCAGCCATTTGTAGGTTTCGGATTCCTGGTCTGAATCAAATAGAACTGATACCAATTCGATCCATGACAGACCTGTGTACTGCTGTAGGGCGGCAAAAAATTTGCCGATTATCCCTCGGCTCCCTAATCCTTGAGCTCCCATGTTTAATCTCCTAAAAAAAACTCTGTTGACTTTTGCCGGGCAAAAAAAAAACGGCAGATATTCGGATAGGCTCCTATCTGCCGTCTTCCTTTTTTCACCTTCCAGCTGGCCGGCTGAAAGGAGAACCCGCTCGCTATTAAATTTTACTTACCGATTAAGCGTTAACATGTACAACGGTGGACCTGAAGTCCCTGCAGCGGTTCGGTCAATTATGTATCCGGCAACCTGATGCTCATCGCCGTCAACGCCAGGTCCATGGGCTACATCATCCTCGATGCAAATTGAGCCCTCAGCATCAAAAACCAGTTTCCGCTCTCCACCAGTTATGCCGGCATCTTGCAAACTCGATCCATGTGGGTTGGTCCAAAGCGGTCCCCAGGTCTGACACCAGAGATGTCGATCGGCAACGGTCGTCTTAACATTCGGTATCCCGGCAACCGACGTGAAAGGATTCCCGGCCATCCCGCCACTGGGTCCAGCCATCAACCGTACATTGCCATACGGATTGTGCAGGATTTCTGTATAGTCGGCGTTGGTGACATCTACATTCAGAGCATAATCAAGAGTAAGCGTAATTTGTCCGCCGTCCGTAGCAGTATTGCTGACGATACGCCGGAACTGCTGACCCGCGGCGGCGTGAATCAGAACATAGCCACCAGCAAATTCATTTAACGCGACGCCGGCACCAACGATTGTAAGGGTCGAATCGCCGGCATTCTGTCCACTGGCCAGGGTTGTTGCTATTCCATCGCCAATCTGGGCATAAAATTTCAAGCCGAACTTGATATTCGAAATAATATTCGTTGCCTTGGTGTAATAGAAGAACCGACCGTCCTGCCGAAGCTCTCTCCTGGCCCCGATTGGATAATTCCTGGTGGCGGTCTCCTCATACAAACCCTGGTACGAACCGCCCACTTCGATATCTGCATAAGTGACTTCCCCGTCGTTACTCTCGGTGAATGGTTCATTCGTTTGGAATTCGACAACGGCCTTGTTTGCCGAATCATAACGGATGACCACACCAACGCGACTGTTGCCGGTCGATGACAATGTGAGCGTATCATCATCGCTGGCATAGACTTCTTTTAATACGTCCGTGATCAGCACGCCGGTCAAGGTAACGATTCCGCGATACCTTCCCGTTCTCAGGCGGATTTCCTTGGCCCCGGCCAGGCCGCCACCTGAGTTATCGACCTTCAAAAGTGAATGCCCAAGGAACAAATCACCCGCCACCAGGGGCCGGCCGTAACCAGCCGCATTATCACCGACCATCGCACCTTCGAATACGATATCATTGGCAATGATACCGATCGAATTAAAATCGCCCGTCACAATTGTCAACGGGCTGTCCAACGCTAAAGTTGTCATTTGACTATCTCCTACAAAACATTACTTCACGTTCACTTTTCTAATCCCGGTACCGGACTCGGTCCCGGGATTCACTTTGCCTTTTCCATTGCCCGGCGTGCCGCATCCGCCCTGACATTATCGCCGCTACCGGCCGCCCTCAGAATGTAATTCTTCAGGGTCTCCTTCGTCTTTTTGTCCTTGAACGGCAGAACATGCGGCAACCGCAATCCGCCGATCCCTTTGAGTTTCTGATAGGTCCGCAACGTACCCTCGGCAAACGGATCATCAGCATCGAGCAAAAAGCCCGGCACGTTCAGTTTTAGCCCGCTCTTATTTTGAACTTCCATGACCAGCCTCTCATAGAATTCGGGCATATTCGTTTTGACCTGCTCGAGCG